AGATGGAACAACAAATTTAGATATATATACAGGAACATATGATTTGACTCTTGATGAATTTCCAATAGTAGAATATCAAGAGGTTGATGAGCATGGAAAAGCATGGGATATGGAAGCGAATATATTAACTGAGTACGCAACCCTTTATGATACAGCAGAACATGAAACAGGAAATCTTTATATACTATATCCAACAATGTATGGTGGTTCTGTATTAGAAGACCCTTATGGAGATGCTGTTAATGAGGGTTTGCATTTTGGTGTATATAATTCAATAGAGGAATTGGAGCAAGCAGATGAAGACATACATAATTGGTTTAATTATTTAAATAATACAACATATTAATAGGAGATAATGTAATGATGTATGAAAGATTGGTTAGAAGTTTTTTATATTTGGCGACAATTAGTAGTTTGGTTTTTAGTAACTTTTTGGATAATGCGACTATGTACGGCTCTGTATCAATGTCTACTCCATATATAAATGGAAACAACTCTATTGAAGATGACTATAAATATAACTTTGGAATAAGAAAGATTGCTTTATTTCCTTATCAAAATAGAGATTCATTTTATGATGGAGAAGAGGAAGAGTTAAGTGACAATGCTTTATTTGGAGCAGTAGAAGGATTAGAATACTTGTTTTCCATTAGTTCTATTAGAAATCAAGGACATGAATTTACTGACCACAACTATTGGATTAAATGGTCTAATAAACATTTTGCTACAAAAATATCATATGTTGACAAACAAAGTCGTGATTTGCAATTTACATCTGTTGATTTTAGATATCGTTTAAAAATAAAGAATTTAAATTTAACATTAGGAACATCTATAAAAGGACATCCTATATATGGGCATCCTGCTATATTAGATTATGAAGGTGTGTGGTGGGAGTTAGCATATGAATATGGATTTATAGATTACATGGTTCCTTTGCATGATTTGAATGACAATGGAATTATAGATGATTATTATTTATGGATAGAAACAGACCCTGTAACAGAAGAAGGTTATTGGATTTATTATTATGAAGGAATTAATTATTATTGGGAAAATCCAGATGGAGAATATATAGCTGGAAGTGATGAGGAATTTTATGAATATCATTACCCTCATGTTGTTCATATGTACAATGAAGATAATAAAACAAAAGATTGGCAAGCAGAATTATCTATTATGGTTGGATTAGATTTTTATATGGGTAATGAAAATTATTATTCACATATTTGGATTAATGTTTTTCCAGAATCTGTAGGATTAACAGATAAAGCATTTGAGCAAGAAGATATACAATATGATTTTGGAGTTCTATTGGGTACTAATATAACTGAGCGTGTTGGAATATTTGTAGAAGGAAAGCAACAGTCTTATTATGGAAAAGAGGAATATAATATTAGTACAGGATTAAATTGGAAATTTTAGAATTCATACAGGAGTCGCTAGCTTTTATAGCAGGATTCTTAACAACCTTCTGTTTAGGTTATATTTTACTAAAAGGGGATAAATAATGAAAATATGGTTAGCAAAAGTTCTTGCAAAGAAACTTATTAAAACAATTGAATATAAAATTAATCTCAATAAGATAGATAAATATGTTCATAAACCAAATGAATTAGATAGACAAATGAAACAAATACAAAAAAATCAATCTAAGATTTTACATAATCAAGAAAATATTGAAAAAGATTTGGCGATATTAGGAAGAGATTCACATCCACCTATATTTACTAAATCTAAGATGAATAAGATAGAAAAAAGATTAAGGAAGTTAGAAAAAAATGTATAGAGGTGTTGCGGCTAAAGGAGGAATGGGAGTTAAATCTAACGGCCTTCCAAATACTCAGAAAGTTCTAATGAATTCAGAAACTAGATGGTGCAGAACATATGCAACATTAACAACTAGTAAAGCAATAACAGGAACTGAAATATATAATACTCAGCAAGTAGATAAAACATGGGCATTCTGGATAAAAGGAACTAGTTTTGTATTTGGACTTCATGATGGAAATGATGCTCCAGGTTGGTGTATAGATGCAGGTCTTACTCATGCTTCAAAAGTAACTTTCACATTCAATGTTGATGGAGGGAATGTATCAGCTAGTACAGATGCAGATTCATATGTAACAGATGCTTGGACTCATTGGGTTGTTACTGTAGATGACAATGGTTCTAATCAAATAACTGTTAAATTTTATAAAAATGCTGTTTTAATTAAAACCGTCAATCAAGCATACTCATCATCAACAATGTCAGTCAGTAGTGATTCTGGAAGATTTTGTATAGGAGCACAAGGAGAATATGTAAATCCAAGTACAAAAGAAAGAACTCTTTGCGTAGATTTAGGGAGGGCTGATTGTGATATAGCAGAATTATGTTATTGGAGAAATACAGTTTTGGATGGGTCTAATATAGCGGCTATATATACAGGAAATACATTAAAACCTAAAGTTGGAGCAGAATCTCCCTGTCCTCTTGATGAAGATTTTGGAAATTATGATGAGTCTTCAAGTTTAACGGCTCAATGGAGATTTGGAGATTTGCATAGAATTTTGGACGAAACTAGTGGAAAGGTTTCATTAAAAGGGTTTTATCCAGATGGTTGGATATTTGAAAACATTATAAATGGAACAGATACAATTCGCATTGATGATGACTTTGGGACTCTAGGAGATTGGGTTGATAGAAAGGATACTGGGCAAATAATTCAATATGGAGGAAAAGCAAGGAAAAAAGGAACATCTTTAAATAGTGTGTCTAAGGGAACTTTAGGAGACGCAGATAGATTGATTTATGCTTTAAATAATTGCTTTTCAACACATGACAGGAATTATTATATAAGATTAACTCTTGGAGGTAGGACTGATAATGATGCTCTTGCTCCTAGTGGAAGTATGAGTGGATTAGTTTTTAGTTTATCTGGAGCAACTTACACCGTATTACCTTTAACTTCTATTAAAGGAACAACTGCAAAAGATTTGGCAGCTATAGAGAAAAATAATGAAGATGCTCCAAATGACTATAGAGAAGAAAAATTTGAAGCAATATTCGCAAAGTTTGGACTATATGGGAGTACAGTGAATGCAGATGATATAGATGGGTTTGGAATTGGAATTCTTACAGGAGATTCTATAACTGTAAAATTACAGAACCTTCTTGTCGCTGAGTTAAGAGTTGACGACCTTATATCAGTAACCGAAATAGATGTTTATTATGAAGCAGGAAAAAATATAAGTGGGTTAAATTAATATGCACACACCAGAACATTCATTTGAAAGAGTACTATCTATTTTATATCCAGATGAATATACTGAATTTTCTGATTATTTAATTGATGAAAAAAATTGGAGTCACGAAGATTATAATACAGTATTTGGAAAATCTAGTATTAAAGGGAATGTTCCATCAGTAGATGTATTGACATGGTTAAATTCCGTAGCAGGTAATCCATACTGGAAAGTTGATATGGGGGAAGGTAGAGCTGACTATAAACATTATATTGATACTACAGATACAGTTCAAGTATATTTAGATGACTTATTTAAGGATGTCATATCTGAGTTGCCTCATGGAATACAGATGCAAGGTCAAACAAATGAAGAAATAATTGATATTTTTTCTAAGCAGAAGGCTATGGAAGATGCTTTAAGTGGAGAGAGTATAAAGATGGGTGGAAAAGTATTAAGTAATAGAGATATATCTTATGCATTGCCTTGGGGATTAGAAGCAGAAGCTCATGGATATGGACCTCTAAATAGAACTGGAGGACAAGCATTGGTTGATAGCATTTTGCAAGTATCTTCTAATCCAGAATATGAATTTACAAGTGAAGATAAAGAAGATTTTTTAGAAAGAATATTGGATGAGATGGATTCAGTTAAAGATAATGTCTTAACTAATTGGAGAAAATAGTATTGGCTAATTTAAATTTAAATGGAAATGTAAGTAAAAACGAAGAAATTCTACACATGGCATATAATGACTTAATTAAATTTGGTCAACTATTTTGCCCCTCTGATTTCTTAGCAACTAAATCTCCACCTTTCCATTATGATGTTGGAAAACTTTTAATTGATAGAGATATACATCAACTTGCAATGGTATTACCTCGTGACCATGCTAAGTCAACACTAGCTGCTTGTGGGATATTACATAGATTTTTATTTGCAACCAAAGAGAAGCCTGAATTTATTGCTTGGGTTGGAGAAGCACAAGACCAAGCAGTAGATAATCTTAGATGGATACAATCACATATAGAATCTAATCCTTCTATACATTATTATTTTGGAGATTTAGAGGGAAGTAAATGGACTAAGGCAGAAATAGTTTTGAAGAATGGTTGTCGTATGATAGCAAAAGGAACATCTCAAAGACTTAGAGGTAAAAAAGAATTGTCTACTCGTTATACTGGAATTGTATTAGATGACTTTGAATCAGAAACAAATACTAAGACTGCTGAATCTAGAATGCAAATAAAAAATTGGGTAACATCAGCAGTATATCCAGCGATTGATTTTGATAAAGGTGGATTTCTATGGTGTAATGGGACTATAATACATTATGATTCTTTTTTAAATAATATAGTTGATTCATATAGAGATGCTGAGAAAAGTGGAGAATCATATAGTTGGGAAGTTTATACAAAGAAAGTTATAGAAAATGAAAAACCAATATGGCCTTCAAGATGGCCATTATCCAAGATAGAACAAAGAAGACAGTTTTATATTGATAGTGGTACTCCATCTAAATTCTATCAAGAGTATATGAATGAAGCACGCTCTCCAGATGAAATTATATTTAGTGAAGAAGATATAAAGAAAGGATATTATAGTGGAAATGTTAGATTCGATAATGAAGAAGGTAGTTGGGTTTTGTCTACTGATGACGGAAAAAATGAATTGGTTAATCTATACATTGGTGTTGACCCCGCTTCTTCTCTTGGTACTAGGAGTGACTTTTCTGTTATTATGGTTATTGGAGTTACTGAAAAACACGATTATTATATTATTGACTACTGGAGACAAAGAGTCTTACCAATGGACTGTGCTGAACAAATATTTAAGACATACAAACAATATGAACCTATTAGAAGAATAAATATAGAGACAATTACCTATCAAGAAATGTTGAGAGACTATGTTAATAGACGCTCAAAAGATGAAGGAATATTTCTTCCAGGTATTAATATGGGTATAAAAAATTATGGAAATAAAAAGAAAAAAGATAGATTGTTTGAGGGATTACAACCTTTATTTAAAGCAGGTGCAGTACACATTAAAAAAAGTATGCATGAATTAATTTCTGAGTTAATTGATTTTCCAAAAGGTTCACATGATGATACTATTGATGCATTTTGGTTAGCAACTCAATATACACAAGGAAATCAAAAATATAAATTTAGGTCTAAAAACAAAGAAGAAAAAGTTGGAAAAGCGAAAAGAAGGATATTTAACTGGTTAACTGGAGCAAGAATTTAATATTGACTTTGTCAATACTTTATACTTAACTTACATGAATGGCTAAAATAGAAATAGATATAAGAGCAAAAAGAATACAAGAAACCTTTAAAAGATTCTCCGATGCTAGAACAAATTGGGATAATCAAGCAAGAGAAGATTTAGATTTTTATTTAGGTAATCACTATACTACTCAAGAAGCAAGTGAATTACAATCTAGAAGTCAAGCAGATATTGTCATAGATAGAATATATCCAGCAATAGAACAATTGAAATCTATCTTAACTGCTAGACCTCCAAAGTTTTCAGTTGTTGCAAGGGAGGATTCTGACAATAAAGTATCTGAAGTGTGGAAACATATATTAGAATATATATGGGATATATCTGATGGCAATGAATCTTTCAAACAAGTTGTTCATGATTATGCTATTACAGGATTAGGATACTTATATGCTTACTTAGATAGAGAAGCAGATTTTGGAAGAGGAGAAATAAAGTTTCAACCAGTATCTCCATTTAGAGTATATGTAGACCCAAATTCTAGGAATAAATGGTTTGATGATGCATCTGAAATATTTGTATCAACTATATTAACAGAAGACCAAATAATAAATTTATATCCAAAATTAAATGAACCTATACCAGAAGAGCCAGAAAAGAGATTAATAGATAAGGTAGAAGATAATTTTTATAAAGATGAAGATTTTCCATCATCTACTCAATCAGTAAAGAAAAATACTTTTACTCCAAGTGAGGTAAAAGATTATGATTGGGGCAAACAAGGTTCTACCAAATATAGATTAATAGAACAATTCTCAAAAGTTAAAGTTCCTTATTATCGTGTTGTTATGGTTATGCCTCCACAAGAAGAAGGTCAGCAACCTCAAATACAACAAAGAGTAATGAGACCACAAGAATTTGAACAATTTGTTAAAGACCCACAAATAGCAGAATTATCTAAGCTAGGAAGAGTTGATGTAGAAGAAATAATGCAAACAAGAATTAAAGTTACTTGTGCATTAGGGCAAATGGTTTTATATGAAAACATACTTGATACAAATAAATATCCAATAGTACCATTTCCAAATGTTTGGACGAATACTCCTTACCCAATAGGAGATGTTGCAAAAGTTAAAGATGTACAAAAATTTATTAATAAAATGTTTTCATTAATTATATCTCATGCACAAACAAGTGCTGGATTAAAATTACTTGTACCACAAGGTAGCATTCCAGATATGGAACAATTAGAAAAAGATTGGGCTAATCCTAATGCTACAATAGAATATGATGCCTCTATGGGAGAGCCTCATTTTCCACAACCACAACCATTGCCAACATCTTTCTATACTTTAATGCAACAAGGAGAGCATTATATAGATTTAAATCTTGGTATATTTGAAATGCAACAGGGTAATCCAGATGCAGCACCGAAAACATCTTCTGGAACTATGATGATGGAGGATTTTGGGCAAAGAAGAAGTAAATCAAAATTAAGAGATATTGAAGGCTCTTTAAAAAGATTAGGTCAAGTTATACACAGTTTAGCAAAAACTCATTACAATTTTGAAAAGAAAATAAGAATAGTGCAACCTAATAATGATTTAACTGAGTATACTATAAACAGAAGACTAGTTGATGACAAGACTGGAACATTACAAGGAATTGAAAATGATATTACATCTGGACAATTTGATGTAAGAGTAATTGGAAATTCAACATTACCATCAAATAGATATGGAGAATTAGATGTATATATGATGGCTTATCAATCTGGATTAATAGATAGAACTGAAGTATTAAAGAAAACAGATATATTTGATAAAGAAGGTGTAATGCAAAGAATTGATTTAGTGCAACAATTACAACAACAAGTTGAACAACAAACTAAAGTTATAAAAGAATTAGAAGGAGATTTACAAACAGCTAGAAGAGAAGCAGTATCTGCTAGACAGAGAACTGAAGTAGAAAAATTCAAAGGTACAATGCAAGAAGAGAAAAACAAAGAAAAAGAGCGTACTTTAAAATCTTTATCTAAACTAGAAACAGCAGTCAACCTCGCTTCAGAGAAATCACGAATGGAATTACAAAGTGGTCTGACTCAAGAGAACGAAGTAGAGGAATTGCAATAAGAGGAGAAAATGATGAATAATCAGAATCCAAACAATCCTACATCAGTAGAGAAACAAAACGCACAATCGCCAACTGGAAATCCAAGAGCAACAGGGAATTCTGCACAAAGAGTTAACCCAAATGCTGGACAATCACAAGGTGGTGCAAACAACCAACAGAGGAATCAAGCAGATTTCGAACAACAAGCAAAGTATTTTCAATCGGAAAAAGACAAGGCATTTGCTGAAGCTAGAAAAGCGAAAGAAGAACTAGGCAAAGTTCGTAATCTATTACAGAGACCAGAAGTTGAGAACGCAATAAGAGGTGCTTTAAAAGGAGAAAAACCAAAGGAAAAAGAACAAGTTAATCTTAGACCAGAGGAATATGACCCTTGGGCATCAATGACAGACCCTAAATCTAAGTCGTACCAGTTCAGAATGCAAGAAGAACAACAAAGAATTAATAGCATGGTAGATGAGAAGGTTAATAATATAGTAGGTCCTATGCAAAAAGAAAATGCGATGTCTCAATTAAGAAACAAACTATCAACTAAGTATAGAATGTCTCCAAACGAGATTGATGGATTTATTCAATTTGCTGAAACTCCAATTAATGAATTAGGAGAAGATAATATTGTTCAAATGTATAGAGCGTATCAAGGTCAAAATGGTGTGAATTCGCCAGGTTTTGAGAATCCTCTAGACCAAGTTAGACAAACACAATCTCAACCTCAACAAAGTGGTGTTTTACAAGGACAACAACCTTTAAAAAGAAACGAAGCTGATTCTTTATTTGACGCTGTATTAGGTGCTAGTGCTCAAGGTAGATTAGGGTTAAAAAAATAACAATAATCTTAAATTAAAGAGGAGTAATATATTATGGCTTATAATAGAGGACAATTAGACTCTACTGAAGTTGGTAAAGCCACATCGAGTATAAGTGGGTTTCAGACCCCAGATACTCGTAAACTGTTTAATTTCGGTGATAGGGTTGCAGAGCTTGCTCCAGAAGAATCGCCATTCTTCGTGTACTTGAGCAATGTTTCTAAAGTACCTACTGATGACCCAGTTTTCAGATACCTAGAAAATAGGACTAAAACTGATTGGACTGATAGAACTTTTAGAGTTGAATCAGTTAATGGTGCAACAGGAGATACAGCATCAGTAACAATAGACACCGATTATACATTCAATGTAGAACAGACTGCGGCAACTAGTTCAGTAGATTGGTTGGTTCCTGGCATGATGTTTCAAGTAGAAACATTAAAGTCAGCAACAACCTTTAACTATATCACAGTACGAATTAAAGGAAACATATCTATTGCAAGTGGATACACAGAGTTCACTGGAACAGTTACAGACCTTGGTAATTCTGATGCTGGAAGTGGTTATGACACAATCACTGGTAATACTAGTGGTGCTAATCAAGGAGATGAATGTCAAGTAGTTGGAACATCATTTGGAGAAGGAACTGGCTCTCCAGATACTTGGTCAAGTGAAATAGAAGACAATTTTGGATATACTCAAATATTCAAAACTGCAGCTGAACTTACCAATACTGCGATAGCAACAGTATACAGAGGCTATGCTTCTGAATGGGATAGAATATGGAATCTTAAACTAAGAGAACATAAAGCAGACATTGAGAGAGCAATGTTGTTTGGTACAAAATCAAGAGCAAATAGTGTGCAACATACAGATGGTATTGTTGGTAACATACTACAAAATCTTGATTCATTGGCAACACCAGCTGGAACTCAATTCTCATACTCTAGTGGAAAATCTTACATGAAAACAATAGCGGCAACTGATTTAGATTATGATACTCTGTTGTCTGACTTAGAAGTAATGTTTGACCCTGCTAGAGGCGGTTCAAGTGAAAAACTTGTACTATGTTCTTTACCTGTGATTTCCTTGTTTAACAAAATAGGTAGTGCTGGTTTCTTACAACAATCTGTTGTAGGTGGCTCTAACACTGGATTCAGATTGAATATGGACCTCAGTGAGCAAGCTGGTGCATTTGGACATAAAGTCCTACTTATTGAAACTATACATGGTTCATTGCAATTAGTTAAAGAACCCTTATTCAGAGGAGTTTCAAATGGATTCATGCTTATGTGCGATATGTCTACATTAGCATACAGACCTCTTGTTGGCAACGGTGTTAACAGAGATACTCATATAATAACAAATGTACAAAACGCTGATGAAGATTTGCGTAAAGATATGATAATCACAGAAGCTGGATTAGAAGTATCATTACCAGAGACTCATGGTTTATATGCATTTAATATATAAGGAGGCATGAACAATGAGAAATGATGTAATTAATAGTAATAGCGATAGATATGGAAAGGGATTCGATAGGATTCCTTATGAAGAGTTAATAACAACAAAAGCCTTAGATGTTGACGATAGTGGTAAAGTTTTTGGACTATCATTAGCAGCTGGATTTACAGTTACTTTACCAGCAATTAAAAGTGCTGGAAATGGTTGGTATTGTAAATTTGTTGTTGTAACTAACTGCACATCTAATGACTACATAATAACTGAAAATGCAACTCATGATACTAATAAAATCATAGGTGGCATTAATGAGTTAGAAACTGATGATACTGAAGATGGACCAAGTTCAACTGGATGTACATTTATAACTTTTCCAAATGCAACTGATACAGTTGGGGATTATGTTAATATATGGACAGATGGAACTAGTTGGTACATTGATGGTCAGACTAAGTTAGATGGTGGCATTACGCTTTCATAATCCAAATTCATAAGGATTAATAGTTTTGTAGAACTATGGAGGTTGTCGTATAAAGGGCGACCTCCGAATCTACTAAAAATTTAGGAGAATTAATGAGTATAGGTGGAAACATAGTCCCATCTGGAGATAAAAGAAGAAAACATAATTTTGGAAAAAAAAGAAAGAAGAAGAAAATGCCAAAAGTAGGAAAGAAAAAATTTTCTTATAGTAAGGCTGGTAAGGCAGCTGCTAAAAGATATGCAAAGAAAACTGGTAAAAAAGTTAAAAGAGCGAAGAAAAAACGCTATTAAAAACGAATATTTATATTTATATTTAGATATAACTAAGGAGTAAAATGCTTATATACATATGTCCAAAGTGTGAAAAGAAAAATGAAGTTGAAGCAAATAAAGCTGGAACTAATCCAACAAGTCACAATTGTGAATGTGGAAATGCTTTTTCAACAGTAACACCTAAATTAGGTGGTTTTAATTTAAACCCTTGGACTCGTGGAACTAAAATGGAAATATCAACTACTACTATGGAAGAAGGTGCAAAAAGAATGAAAGGTAATGGATAATGGCACATCATCAATTTGATGAACAAATATTTGCAATGACAGGATTCGATGCAACATCTTCTAGTACGGTTGGATTTGGAGATGCTACAGGAAGAGAACTTTCAGCTGAGTGGTTGCAATCTGGAGCGAAAGAATTAATAAATACTTTACCACCACAATGTTTATATTCAGTAGCTGCTGACGCAACTGATTTAACAGATGGAAATGGAAGTACTATTAATAATTGTAGAGTATTAGGAGTTACAAGAAAAGATAAACACAGTGGATTGCACTTACCCTGTAGAGAGATACATCAAGCAGATC